CCGATGGGAACCCAAAAAAACCCAGCGGGTTTCAATCCGGTTCCGATCAGGTTGCAGATAGCAACCCCGTAGGGGGCGGATCACAAACTAACCAAGAACCAATAACCAATATAACTACCCCCAAACCCCCTGACGGGGGCTCCCCGCCGGCCAGGACGAAGCCCGGGGCTGTGGCCCTGCAGACCTTCCTGGAGGCCTGCAAGGAAAAAGGCGAACGTCCGCTGCGCGACTACGCGCCGCTGTGGCGGTACGCAGAGGGCGCCGGCCTGTCGCAGGACTTCGTCGCCTTGGCCTGGGTCGAGTTCAGCCGCCGCTTCCTCCCTGGCGGCACCGGTGAGGCGAAGCGGTACAAGGACTGGCGCGCGGCATTCCGGAAGTACGTCGAAGGCAACTACCTGAAGCTGTGGGCGATCGACGGGAATGGGGAGTACTTCCTGACCACGCTCGGCAAGCAGGCCCAGAAAATCTACGAATCGAAGGAAGCGGCATGAGCAACGAGATCAAACCACCACCACACAGCGTCGAGGCCGAGCAGAGCGTGCTGGGCGCGCTGCTGCGCGACAACGACGCGGTCGACCGCCTGGGCGACCTGCGCGCCGAGCACTTCTACCTGGCCGACCACGCGGCGATCTTCCGCGAACTCATGCGCCAGGTGGCCGCCGGCAAGTCGTGCGACGTAATCTCGATGATGGTCGCACTGGACGGCAAAGTGGCCGACGCCGGCGCCTACCTGAACCAGATGGCGCAGTCGACGCCGTCCTCGGTCAACATCGGGCGCTACGCAGCGATTGTGCGGGACAAGGCGGTCAAGCGTGCGCTGATCGGCTTCGGCCGCGACGTCGCGGACGCCGCGGCAAACTCGCCGGAGGAATCGTCGGCGATGCTCGACCATGCCTCCTCGCGCCTCGAGCAGCTGGCCGCATCGCGGACCTCCGCCGAACCGGTTCGGGCTGGCGTCGAGATGGCCGCGCACATTGGCCTGCTCCAGCTGCGCGAGGCGGGCGGCGCCAAGGGCATCCCCACCGGCTACCCCGACGTTGACGCAAAGCTTAGCGGCGGACTCCACCGCGGCTGCCTGTACGTGGTCGCAGGGCGCCCAAAGATGGGGAAAACCGCCTTCGTGCTCAACGTCAGCAATAACGTCGCCGAGGACTATTCGGTCACGGTCTTGTCGATGGAGATGCCAAGGAGCCAGATCCACGACCGCAATATCGCCAGCTTGGGCCGGATCCCGCTGAAGCATGTCCTGGAGCCGCAGTACATGACGGACCAGGACTGGAACGGCTTGACCGCGGCAACGATCAAGATCGACAAGCTGAATCTGTTCCTCGACGACCAGGGCGGCCTGCGCCTGCTCGACGTGCGCATGAAGGCCAAGGGCGTCAAGCGCCGCCATGGTCTGGACCTGCTGGTGATCGATTACCTGCAGCTGATGGAGGGCGACGGCGACAACCGCAACGCCCAGATCGAGGGCATCACGCGCGGGCTGAAGGCGCTGGCCAAGGAACTGGACATTGCGATCGTGCTGCTCTCGCAGCTGAACCGCAAGCTGGAGGAGCGGCCGAACAAGCGCCCAATGCCGGCCGACCTGCGCGACTCCGGCGCCATCGAGCAAGACGCCGACGCCGTGATCTTCCTGTACCGCGACGAAGTGTACAACCCGGACAGCCACGACATCGGGATCTGCGAGGTCGACGTGGCGCTGTGCCGACAGGGCGCGCCAGGCCGGGTCGCACTGGCGTACATCGGCGAGCAGACGCGCTTCGAATCACTGGACCGCAGCTGGGTGCCGGCCAAGCCGGCCGAGCGCTCGCGCCCGCGCGGACTGGCGGCGCACTTATGAGTTTCCACCTGTTCCGAGTCGGCGCCGGCCGCGCCTGGCACTACCGCTTCCAAGTGGCCGGGGTGCGCGTGCAGCGCAGCACCCGCGAAACGGTCAAGGCCCGCGCCGAGCCGATCGCGCAAAAGGCCTACCAGGATGCCGTGGTGCGCGCCAACGGCGGCCAGCCGGTACCGACGCTTCGCGAGATGATCGGCGCCTGGCTGGAAATCCACCGGCCGGTGCGCAGCGCGGCGCACATCCGCAGCGTGGAGACCTTCGCCAAGCTGCACCTGTACGAGCTGGGCGACAAGCCGATCGGCTCGATCACCACCACCGACATCGAGCTGGCCCGCAACGAGCACCTCGAGACGCACAAGCCGGCCAGCGCGAACCACTGGCTGCGACTGATGAAGCTGATCGCGATGTGGGCGGTCAAGCGCGAGATCATCCCGGCGCTGCCGTGGAAGGTGCAGATGCTGAAGGTGCAGAAGCGCCCGCGCGCAGTCCTGCCGCTCGACGCGGCGCTCGCCTGGTTCGAAGCTATCGACAAGGCAACCCGGACCGCGCCCGGCGTGGCCACGGCCGTGCGCCTGATGTTCGGCCTGGGCCTACGCGAATCCGAATCGGCCAGCGCGCGCTGGGAATGGATCGACTGGCAGCGCGCCATCTACACCCCGGGCATCACCAAGGGCCGCGAGGCGGAACCGGTGCCGGTGCCCGACTGGCTGGCTGAACACCTGGCGCCGCTGCGCCGCGACGAAGGGCTGATCGCCCCGCGCGCCAACGGTGCCCAGCTGCCGGCCGGGTTCTCCCGCGGTGCCATGCGAGCGGCCAACAGCGCCTGTTCCATCAAGGGCATCACGCCGGCGCGGAAGCTTCGCAACGCTGCTGTCCGAGGATCGTGTGCCGATCCAGACCATCCAGAAGGTGCTGCGCCACAAGCACCCGATGACCACGATGGCCTACCTCGAAGCGAACCTCGATACCGCCGCCCAGGCACAGAACCGGATCGGCGAGAGAGCCGGATTAGGGCGGCGCAAAAGTGGCGAACCGAGCGGGTAATTTCCTAGAGACAAAACAATTATCTTCAGTCATCCGGTAGTTCAGGGCCAATTTCGGCGCTCTGCGGGTGTTTGAGCGGCTCCGGTGGAGCAGCACGGCGAAATCGGAAAGTGTAATTAAGCGCGGAAAACGCACGCTATAAAGCCGAATAAAGCCGAATTGCCGAAGCGTTGAAATTGTCACGGCGTCATAGGGCAGTGCCTGCATCTGATGCGGGATCGAGATAACGAATTTGCCGAATTACTTGAGGGAAACAATGCAATTTTTCGAGGGGATTAAATGAAAAGAGCGGACGAGCGTGAACTGGCCGATGCGTTGCTGGTCGAGTGGTACGACTGGACCGCGTCATATCGGCCTGCCCTGGGTGCTGATCGGGTAGCGGTTTCCTGTCGTGGGGCCAGGAGCAGCCGACAGTACGAGGACAGCACTGAAGCGAGCTGCGGGCGCTTGCACACAAACGAAATGCGGTCGGTGGCGTTCTGCGTCGACCAGCTGCCGATGGCGCAACAGGTCGCGATCGGCATCGAGATGAAGAACCGCACCGCGCGGGCCCGGGTGTGGCGTAGCACAGTTGCGGATACGTATGACAACGCGCTCGCGGCGGTCCTCCCGATCATGCGCCGGCGCGGATTGTTCGATGGAAAATAGTTGACAACTGAAAACTTTCCTCTCATCATGCACGCGTGGTGGGAGAGGTGCGCCCACTGAAAACGAAGCCCTGCCGCAGCGATGCGTCGGGGCTTTTGCATTTCCGAGTCTCCTCTGCCGCCCACAAAGCGTGTGGGGTTCGCCCGGCCCAGGTGCATGCCTGCGCGGGCTTTTTTATTCGTGACTGTCACGGGAAAGGGGGTACGCATGGGCCGCAAGTCTTCTCTTACCCCCGAGCAGTGGGTCGAGGTCGAGCGCAGGCACTTGGTCGACGGCGAGTCGATCAACGCGCTCGCGGCCGCGTATGGCGTGAACGAGTCGTCGATCCGGCGCCGGCTCAAGGCGAACAAGGCGGAGCCCGGCCGGAAGAGCCCACTGCACGTCCTGGCGGAAGAGAAGGTCCGGGTAGACACGGAGAGCAAGCGTATCAGCGCCCAGATCGCGGAGCTGCCGTACGCCAAGCAGATGATCGTGTCCGACCTGGCGCGCAAGCTGACCAACATCAGCGAGCACATCGGGTCGGCGGCCGAGATCAGCGCGGCCTCGTCGCACCGCCTGTCGATGCTGGCCAACCAGCAGCTTGACCTGGTGGACGACGTGAACCCGTTGGCCACGGCAGCGCAGCTGAAAACGTTCGAGGTGCTGCAGAACATGGCGAACGGCGCGAGCCAGATCCCGATGAACCTGCTGCGCGCGAACAAGGACGTGATCGAGGACATGAACAAGTCCAAGGACGCCCCGAGCCCGCTGCGCCGCATCGAGCGCCTGGTCGTCGATCCGAAATGACGGTCCTGCAGATCGAGACGGCGCGGTGTTTCCTGCCGCTGCTGGAACCAGCCCGCTACAAGGGCGCGCACGGCGGGCGCGGCTCAGGCAAGTCGCACTTCTTCGGTGATCTGTGGCTGGAGGAGAACCTGTACGAGAAGTTCGACTTCGTGTGCCTGCGCGAGACACTGAAGTCGCTGGAGTTCTCGGTCAAGAAGCTGCTCGAGAGCAAAATCGAGAAGTTCAACGCCGGGGCCTACTTCGAGGTGCAGGACCGCCGGATCCTCTCCAGCCAGGGCGGCGTGACGATCTTCGAGGGTATGCAGAATCACACGGCGGAGTCGATCAAGTCGCTGGAAGGGTTCGACCGGGCGTGGTTCGAGGAAGCGCAGAACGCCAGCGACAAGAGCCTGACGCTGCTGCGCCCAACAATCCGCAAGCCGGGCTCGCAGATGTGGTTCGGCTGGAACCCTGACCTGTCGACCGATCCGATCGACGTGCTGCTGCGCGGCGAAACGCTGCCGACCGGCGCCGTCGTCGTGCAGGCGAACTACATGGACAACCCGTGGCTGCCGGACGAGCTGCGCGAGGAAATGGAGTTCGACAAGCGGCGCGACCCGGACAAGTACGCCCACGTGTGGCTGGGCGAGTACCGCCGCAACAGCGAGGCGCGCGTGTTCCGCAACTGGCGGATCGAGGAGTTCGAGCGGCCTGCTGGAACGGTGCACCGCTTGGGCGCGGACTGGGGCTTCTCTGTCGACCCGTCGGTGCTGGTGCGCTGCGATATCGAGGGCAACCGGCTGTACGTTGACTACGAGGCCTACATGGTGGGCTGCGAGATCGTCAACCTGCCGGAGCTGTTCATGAGCGTGCCTGATTCCGAGAAGTGGCCGATCACAGCCGACTCGGCCAGGCCGGAGACGATCAGCCACATGCAGCGCAACGGCTTCCCGAAGATCAGGGCGGCGATCAAGGGCGCCAAGTCGCTCGAGGAGGGCGT